CGTCACGTCGCTGTCGACCATCGCCATCTGTGGCGAGGGCGCGCCGACCGTGGCCGCTGCCGGCAGCACCTCCAGCGACGCGACGTCGCTTTCCAGCATCTACAACCGCGTCACGACGGTGACCGCCGGCCAGGGCGTCGCGCTGCCGGGCTGCGAGATGGGCGCGACGGTCTACGTCGCCAATTCCGGGGCCAACCTCCTCAAGGTCTACCCGGCAAGCGGCGCAACAATTTCCGGCGCGTCGTCCTACAACGTGGCGCCAGGCTCTTGCGTGTGCTTCTGGGCGCCGTCAAACACGCTCTGGCTGCCGCATCAAGGCTTTGAGGGCACGCAGTACCAGCCCGCTTATGGATCGTTCTTGTCGACCGTCACGCAGACTGCGGCGGTCATCAATACGGCCTATGCCGCCACGTTGAACACCACCGTTGAAAATTACCTCGTCACCATCGGTTCGCCCGCGTCGCGCATCGTTTGTGGCGTCAAGGGCGTCTACAATTTCCAGTTCAGCATGCAGCTAGACAAGACCGCCGCTGCGACGGCGCATGTCTACATCTGGTATCGGATCAATGGCGTTGATGTTGCCAATTCGGGCAGTCAGTTTGCAATCAACAGTTCAGACGCCGAAACCGTTGCGGCGTGGAACTTCATTCACTCCATGAATGCAAACGACTATTTCGAACTGATGTGGGCGGTAAACGACACTAATGTCTTCATGCCGTCGTTCCCGGCCGCAGCTCCCGTTCCGCTCATCCCTTCGCTGATCCTGACCGCGCAGCAGATCCGATGATCCTCGCCACCAACATGAACGAGACCCTGCCGGTGTTCTGCAACACCGACGACGGCGACATCCGCGCCAACGTGCAGGCCGCCTGTGCGCGCAAGCTGCCGTGGTTAGATCTGGCCGATCCGCATGACCGGGCGGCGATCATCGTGGGCGGCGGGCCGTCTATGCGGGCGTTGCGGCCCATGATTCACGCTCTCTGGCATGGCGACGGCACGGTCTTCGCGACCAACGGCACCGTGGACCTCCTGCACGAGGCCGGGATCACCGCCGACCACCATGTCCTGCTCGACGCCCGGGCTGAGAACGTGCGGTTCGTCCAGGGCGCCAAGGCCCGGCACTACCTCGTGGCCTCGCAATGCGCGCCGGCCATGTTCGACGCCTTGGCGCGCTTTCCTGTCACGCTCTGGCACCCGGCCTACCCCGAGATCGACGAGTGGATCGGCCACAAGGAGGCCGTCCTGATCGGCGGTGGCACTACGGTCGGCCTGCAGGCCGTGTCGATTTCCTACGCGCTTGGCTACCGCAAGATCCACCTGTTCGGCTTCGACAGCAGCTACTCCGAGGCCGGCGAGGGCCATGCCTACCCGCAGCCGCTCAACGCCGACGAGGAGCGCCAAGAGTTCCGCGTGGGCGACCGGGCCTTTATCTGCGCGCCGTGGATGGCCCGGCAGGCAATGGAGTTCCAAGTAGCGTCCCGTCAGTTGTGCGATGGCGACGCGGAATTGTATGTTCACGGCACGGGCCTTCTCCCGGCCATAGCCGCCCTCATGGGCAACTAAGAAAGGACCCCACCATGCCTATCCCCTCTCGCGTGCAGGCTTCCGGCAATTCGGGCCTCGCCACCATCTCCATCTGCGGCGACGGCGCCACCGGCCTGACCGCGACCGGCTCCGCCGCGACCGACGCGCTGCAGCTCTCGGCTGTCTGGAACACCGTTGGCACCACGGCGGCCGGCACGGGCGTCAAGCTGCCGCCGACCGAGGCCGGCGCGATGGTGTGCGTCTACAACGCTGGCGCCAACACGCTGAAGGTCTACCCGGCGACCGGCTCGACGATCAACGCCGCCGCCGCTTCCCTCGACGTCACGGCAACCACGCGCGTCCTGTTCATCGCCACGTCCGCGACGACGTGGATCTCGATCGCGGGCGCGTAAGATGCCGCTGGATAGCGACGAAGCAAACGCCGACGCCAAGCTCCATGTTGAGTTCTACACCAACAAGGAGGTTGGCCGCCCGTTCATCCGCATCATGGTGCCTGGCGACACGACCAACATCATCGACCAGCCCGTGCGCGATGACCACAAGGAGCGGTTTCCGCGCCAGTGGTTGCACTTCCAGATGCAGAACGAGAACGGGGACATCCCCGGCACGAAGCTGCAGGAATGGCACGACGCCGCTCCTTCTGACATCACTGATGCCCAGGTGGCCGAGCTGCAGATCTTGAAGTTCAGGACCGTCGAGCAGGTCGCCACGGCATCCGACGCGCAGATGATGCGCGTTGGCATGGGTGGCGTTGGGCTGCGGCTCAAGGCGCAGGCCTTCCTGCGGCTGAAGTCGGATGCCACCTCAAGCAGCGAACTGGCCGAGGCCAAGGCCAAGCTGGCGGCGCTGGAGGCACAGGTCGCGGCGCTGGTGGCCGCGAAGGACGAGGCTCCGCGTCGGGGTCGCCCGCCGATGAACGACAGGAGTGCCTGACATGGGCTCGACGATGGTTCAGCTTGTCCAGCAGGTGACAAACGAGCTGGGCGTCGTTAGCCCGTCGACGGTTGCGGGCAACACGTCGCAGGACGTGATCCAGATCCTCGCGCTGATGAATGCCAGCGGCTACGAGTTGCTCAAGCGCCACGATTGGCGAGAGCTGACGAAGCCCTACAGGTTCACGGTGCAGTATCTGGTCACGACCGGCACGTGGTCGACATCGTCGGCAGCCGTGACCGGCATTCCCGACACCACGGGCCTCGATACGACCTACATGGCCGTTGGTACGGGCATCAACCAGGACACGTTCATCCAATCCATTGACAGCGGCACGCAGGTAACGCTGAACCAGATCCCGAGCTCTGCGGGCGTCGCCGCCAGCATCACGTTCGCCAAGACCAAGTACTCGCTACCAACAGACTACGACGCGCTTGTGCCGCGCACGCAGTGGGACAAGTCCAAGCGTTGGGAGATGCTTGGACCGGAAAGCCCGCAGCAGTGGGAGTGGCTGCTGTCGGGCTACATCTCAACGGGCCCGCGCATCCGGTGGCGCTTGTACGGGAACTACTTCCAGATCTGGCCGGCGACCACGACCGCCGAGTATCTGGGCTTTGAGTATCGCAGCAAGGGGTGGGCATACTCGGCCGCCGGTGCGGTCAAGAACAGCTTCACCGCCGACGACGACACATGCATCTACCCGGATCGCGTCGTCGTGCTGATGACCAAGTTGAAGTACTTCGAGGCGAAGGGCTTCGACACGACGGCAATCTATCGCGATTTCCTGCGCGAGCTGGAGACCGCAATGGCGCAAGACATGTCGTCGGCGAACCTGTCGTTCGCGCCGCGCCCTGGCACGGTGCTGATTGGCTACGACAACATCCCAGACAGCGGTTATGGGTCCACCTGACGATGGCGCGCCCGGCACCCATCCTGCGCACCGCAAAGCGCGCATCGGCGCGGGTGGCATCGCTTCCTGCTCCCATCGGCGGTTGGAACGCGCGCGACAGCTTGGCGAACATGAAGCCAACCGACGCGGTGTCGCTGGAAAACTATTTCCCGACCGCGACGAACGTCGTGCTGCGCGGCGGGTTTCAAAAGCACGTCACCGGCTTTGCGAGTGCTGTCGAGACGCTGATGGCGTACAACGGGGCGACCACGCAGAAGCTGTTTGCTTGCTCTGGCACCGCCATCTACGACGCAACGACGCCTGGCGCGGTCGGCGCGGCGGTGGTGTCCGGCCTGTCGAATGCGCGTTGGGAATACACAAACGTCGCGACGTCGGGCGGAAACTACATGTATTGCGTCAACGGCGCAGATAGCCCGCGCCTGTACGACGGCACGACATGGACGGCCATCACGGGCGTTTCCGTTCCAGCGATCACGGGCGTGACCACGACCGACCTCGACAACGTGATCCTGTTCAAAAACCGCGTTTGGTTCATACAGAAGAACACGCTCAAGGCTTGGTATCTTCCGACGTCGTCCGTGGGCGGAGCCGCACAGTCACTGGACCTGTCGTCGATTGCGCGCAAGGGCGGCTATCTGCTGACGATGGGTGTGTGGACCATCGATGCTGGCTATGGCCTCGACGACAATTTGGTGTTCGTGACAAGCCAGGGCGAGATCATCATCTATCGCGGCACCGACCCCGCGAACGCGTCGACATGGTCGCTCATCGGCGTCTATGCGATGGGCGCCCCGATCGGCAAGCGATGCCTTGGCAAGTTCGGCGGCGATCTTGCCTACATCGCCTATGATGGCCTGTTTCCGCTGTCATCCTCGCTTGTCAGCGCACGAGTGTCGCCGCAACGCGTGGCGCTGACGGACAACATCCAGGGCGCGTTTGCTGCCGCAACGTCGGCTTATGGATCGAACTTTGGCTGGGAAGTTTGCGTCATTCCAAAGTACAACGCCATCCTGGTCAACGTGCCGGTGGCGGCGGGCAAGCAGCAGCAGTATGTGATGAACACCATCGTGCAGAGCTGGTGCAATTTCACCGGCTGGCCGGCCAGCTGCTTTGTTCTCCACAAACAAGATCCTTACTTCGGCGGCCCTACCTACGTTGCCCGCGCATGGACCGACGATCACGCCGATGACGGCGCCGCAATCTCGGCTGGCGCGTTGCAAGCGTTTAACTACTTCGGCTCGCGCGGAACGCAGAAGTATTTCACGCGCGCACGTCCCAACCTGTTTGCTGACGGCCAGCCCTCGGTGTTCGTAGGTATGAACGTCGACTTCCAGGTCATCAATCAAGCGGCGCCGTTGTCCTACTTGGCCGCAGCGGCGCCCGTTTGGGACACGGCTGTCTGGAACAACTCGAACTGGGGCGACAGCACAATCATCACGCTGAACTGGCAGGGCGTGACGGGCATTGGCTATTGCGGGGCGGTCAATTTCCGGTCGGCCAGCAAGGGCTTGTCCCTTGAATGGGCTTCGACGGACGTCGTGTTCCAACAGGGCTGGGCCGGCGTATGATCGTCACCGGACCCGATGTCGGCCACTGGGTGATGGGACGGATTGGTGGGTTCTTCGACCCCGTTTGCATGTCGGCCATTGGCTGGTCAAGCAACGGCGTGCTGACCGCCGGCGCGTCCTATCGCGACTGGAACGGCATCAGCGTCGAAGGCCAGATTGCCGCAGACAAGCCATTGACCCGAAGCTTCATTTTGGCGATCTTCGACTATCCGTTTCGCCAGCTGGGCGCTCGCAAGATCATCGCGACGACCACCGCGGACCACATCCGCAGCAT